GAATATGCTAAAAAATATACTGATTTAAATTCTGATGTAGTTAAATCTAGTGTAATTAAACCTGATACCTCAAATAAGAAAACGAATTCTATTAATATTACTGAAACCACTAAAAAGATACAAGAAAATAATAGGTCTAGAGTTATTAATCAACAAGAAATGTCTATTAAAATAGCTGAACAATTATCCAATTTAAATCAAAATATAAATAAATCTATATCAATTTCAGAAAATCAAAAACAAAATAATAAATCTGATAGTAATAATATTAAGGTTGCTAGTGATATACATAATGTTCCTAAATATATTATGGAAATGGTTTTTGGCTTACATCAAGGTAGTGAAAACGGCCGTTTAGGAATTGTGTAAAAAGGAGCTAATAATATGCCAAGTCCAAAAAATCCAAATTCAACAAGTATAGAAGAAATACAAACTGCTATTAAAAATCCAAATTCAACAAGTATAGAAGAAATACAAACTGCTATTAATCGATCAAATCAAATAAATCAAGTAGAAATGTCAGAAAGTCAGTATATGACTAATAGTATGGGAGATTATAGTGCGTTAGAAAATATTGATTTCTTCCAATTATATAATTTACCAAAGTTTAATCCTACTAATGAATTTGGTATTGGTAAGGAATTAAATTATGGTGGGTATGTACCTATAATTATCCAAAATAGTGCAATTTATAATTATAATAATACAAATATTGATAATGGAATAAAAATAAAAATTGTTTTGCCATGGAAAGTACATGAAATATCTGATAGTGTTTCAGTAACTTATTCACGTAAAGGTGAAGGAAATACTCAATGGTATGAAGCATTTGGTGCTCTTATATCTAGAATAGGTTATGAAGAAATAGCAAAAATAGCAGTTTCTATATACAACGCTAAAGATCTAAATAAATCTTTAGATTTAGATTTTATATTGCCGTTGACAAATTTAATTAGTGAAGGAAGTAATTCATCTAATTTAAAAGATTTTCCTCATGAAGTAAGAACTAAGTTAGGTTGTTTACAGGGTTTAGTATATCCAAGAGCTTTTGGGTATTTATATCCGCCTCTACTTAAAGTCACTTTTGGTGGATTGTATCGTGGATTTAAGGGATTTTTGAGAGAAGTTAATATACGATCTTCAGAAGAAATGGTTGATATAGGTGGACAAATGTTTCCACTGATTATCACTGGAAGTCTTAAATTTACAAATGTATTTTTATACACATGGTCAAAAAATATAAATTTTAAATCAAAATTTATAGAGCAGTTTAATTTATCTAAAAAGCCATGGATTTTATTTGGTGAAGATAAATCAAAACCAATATCTGTAATTTCTATAGCAGATAAAATTAAACCTAAAGATTCTATTAATACTAATGATATTAAAGAACATGTCCAAAAAGATATTGATAAATTGGTGCATAGAAAAACATTAAAAAACCTAAATAAGTTAGATCAAACGAATATAAATAGCTTGTCTGCTGGTATGCAAAAATTCGCTGATAATTATATAAAAATGGACATGAATAAATTTGATATTGATGTTATCAATAATATAGCTGATGGTTATAATAATATATATTCAAAAATCGATTCTGATCAATTAGAATTATTTAATATAAAATCAAATTCTCCTATAATAAATACAATAAATTCAATTCAAGAAAAAATATCTAATATAAAAGATTTATTAGATTATATTAATATATTAAATAGTCTTGATACGTCTAATAATTTAAACAAAATTTTATCTTTTATTAAATTGATTGATTCATCTGGAGTTGTTTTAGATGAAAAATATGATTTAGTTATGAATATGTATAATACATATATAGGTATTTTAGAAAAACTAGATGATATAAATATCAATGTTGATTTTAATAAAGTTTCACATTACTATAATAATAAAGATACAATAATTGATAGTATAGAAGAAATAAGTAATAAACAAACCGCTATGGAGACTGTTTATGCAAGTACATTACGTATTGAAAAATTATTAGATACAATAAATGATATAAACTTATATATTAATTCTATACCTAATAATATTATTGAGATGGTTCCAATTAATTCTATTGCTACATGTAATATGATTTTACTTCAAACTGAATTATTTAATAATATAAATGATTTTGCTACAATAAATATAGAATTATATGAAAAAACATATCAATTATATTTAGATAAAAAATTAGATTATACAACTTTTAATAAAATAAAAGATTTATATAATATATCATATAATATTGATCTAAATTATATTAATAGTTTACATGATGTTTTATCTAATGATCTTATTATAATAAATGAGGTTATTTAAATTATGACAACTAAATTTGATCTAGATTTAAAACCAACATTATATAGTGAACAGGTTGAACAATCGCCCTATGTAAGTAAACATCATATGGGTAGCAATTGCCATTTATATAATTATATAGGATCAGGTTATTTACCAATGTTTTTAAAAAACTTTGTTAATATACCAGATTATGTAGAAAATGAAGTTTTACATATTGTTACATCTAATGAAGTTAATAGATTAGATTTAATTGCATGGAAATATTATCAAAATCCTGAATTGTTTTGGGTTATTATGGCCGTTAATAATATACTAAATCCGTTTGAAATAAAAGAAAATACAGTTCTTAGGATATTACCATTGAGTTATATTGAGTATAATTTATTGAGATATAGCGATTAGATAATGAATAGGTGATTTTAGAATGTCATTACAGGTATTATCTACTTATAAAGATTTTAAAACAAAAATAAGATTTTCTTGGATGTTAGATAAATCTTATCTAGTAAAACAATTTACATATAGTTTATCCCAATATATGCCATCTATATATGCAGAGATAGTTTTAGTATTAGATTCTAATAAATTTTTGGAATTTAAAAATATTGATCAATTAAAAATTCAAGATAGATTAATTGATATATGGTTCGAACCGGAATTATATAATATCAAATTGAAGAAAAATTTTTTTTCTGGACCATTTCAATTTGTTGTAGTACAATATGAATTTGTTCAATGTCAAATTGCAGATATGGATTTAGAATATGAAAATATTAATGATACCAAAGTAATATTATTAAGATGTATAGATCCTACATTTTATAAAATGACATTGGATCAAAGAGTTACTAGTTATGGTAAAGTAAATATATCTTCAGTCATTAAAAAAATCGCTGCAAGAAATGGAGCTAAAATTAAAAAGTTAGTTGATACAGATTTTGCGTTTAACTGGTTACAAACACAGTATACTGATTATGAGATGATTCGTTTTTTATTACCATATAGTAGATCAACAGATGGAGAAGATATGTATACATTTTTCATGATGAATAATGAATTATATTTTGCACCAATATCAGCTAATAAAAAGTACCCAATACGTTTTAAATTAGATATGATTAAAAATTTAGATGGTACTTATCAAACATCTGATATGAAAGCTATAATTGAAAAATATGGATCCAAGGATTCATTATATTCATTTCATCATGGATTTAGTAATTTTGAAAGTGTCAATCCTAAACCAATGGCTACTCAGAGTTTTATTAGTAATAAATCTCATAATAAACAACATACAGGTGTAGCTACTAGATATATTGATAGTATTATTGAAGAAAAAACGTTACAGGAAATATATATTTCAAATTTAAGACATCGTATACATACATTTTCTAGATTATTAACATTTAAAGCTGAAGCTATTCCTGAAATAACACCTATTAGTTGTATAGAGATAATAAGTGAATCTAATGGAAAAACTAAAGAATTGGATGGCATATATTATGTGGCTTCAGTAAAATACACTTTTGGTATGACAAATACATATCCAGATTTGCCTTATATGGATTTATATTTATGTTCAGAATTAGATTCTAAGGGGTTAGCTAATCCAGAAGGAAGGCCGATTGAGTAATGCATAAATTCAATGGTTTATATGTTGGAAAAGTAGTTGATAATAATGATCCATCTAAAAAGGGGCGTTTGAAAATTAATGTGCCCATGATTTATGGATCTATACCTGTTGAGGATTTACCGTGGGCAGATCCATGTTTTCCATATGGTTATCATGATAGCGGAATATTTTTTATACCTGAAATTGGTTCTCTTGTAACTGTTATGCTATTAAACGGTAATGTATATCATCCAGTTTGGCTTGGAGTAATATTTAGGGAAAATGATAACGTTGTTCCTCAAGAGGCCAAAAAATCATATCCCAACCGTAAAATAATAAAAACTAAAGTTGGTTATATTATGATGGATGATGAAAATGATTATATTGAAATAAAACATAGAAATGGTTCAAGTATTACATTATCAAAAAATAAAGATATTGTGGTTCATTCTGGAAGAGATTTTGTTGTATTAGCAGATCGTTTCGTTTTATTAGATCCTGAAGGACATGAAAATGTCACACCAATACCAAAATATGAATCAAAAAAATAGAATCCAATTATTATAAGGAGTATTATATAAGATGCCTAAAGTTACTAGAGTATCAGATACAACCTCTGGAAAATGTGATTTAAAATTAGATTGTTGTCCTCATTCACGTTCAGGTACAAATACAACCGGTAGTCCAACTGTATTTATAAATGGATTGGCTGCACATAGATTAAATGATACTGGATCTACTAATTGTCCTCATGGAGGTACATATAAATCAATACAGGGAAGTCCAACGGTGTTTGTAAATGGTTTACCTTTAACTAGAGTTGGAGATACTACACAATGTACTAGTTGTGGAGAGCCAGGTAAACATTCATCCGGCAGTGAAACTGTTTTTGCAAACTAAATTTAATAATAGGTGATTTTATGGGATATAAATATGAATATACATATCCAATAGATGAAACTAGTGCAGGTTATTCTGGACCTATTGCAATTGAACTTGGTCAAGATAGGTTTGCTGCTGGAATTTTAGAAGCGACAGATTATCGTAATTTGATAAGATCGTCTATTCAAAGGATATTAGGCACTGTATGCGGCGAAAGGGTTATGCAACCGGAATTTGGTTCAAATTTAAGAAAAATATTATTTGAGCCTATAGATAATATATTAGTTGAAGATATAAAAGAAGGGATAAAAAATACAATTGAATCTCAAGATCCTAGAGTAATTGTTACAGGTATAGATTTTAATTTTGACTATGATAATCATACAATATATATTGCAATTTCATATAAATATAATAGAACCGGTCTTGAAGATTCATTTAATTTCATCATTTCTTAAGGTGGAATAGGTTATGTCTAATTTAGATTTTAGAGACATTGAAAAATTACCAATAGATTTTGAAGATATTGTACAAACATTAAAAACTCGTATACAAAATCGATTACCTAATCGATGGACGGACTTTTTGGCTTCCAACTTCGGTATAGAATTACTAGAAGCATTTGCATACGAAGCCACTTTAATGAACTACTATATTAATGCTAATATAAATGAATGTTTTATGCCTACAGCTAAAACTAAAAACGCCGTATATAATTTAGCAAAAACTGTAGGTTATAAACCCCGTCAGCCATCACAAGCGATAGCAACTGTTAAATTTTATCTTGAAACGCCCCATGATAAAAATATATACAT